ATGCAGAGGGGGGGTAATTTTTTTTGACCCCCCTCCCCCCATGCTCAGCCTCCCCAATCTTTATAAAAACATTTTTTAAAATTATTTTTTTTATTTTTTTTTTATTTTTATTAATTTTATTTAATCATTCATCCCATACCCATGGGTGGGGTAGGGGGTGGTGGGGTGGTGTGTGGTAGTTGTTTCATTAATACAAACCATACCACCTACCCTGGTGTGGGAGAATGACCGGCACATTGATACCCTTATTAATATAATTTATCAAAAGATTCTTTTGAAACTTTTCTCCACATACCTGACACGTTCTCCTCTACTATCTCGTCTATTGCATGTTGAATAGCTAGTAGCTGGTCAGGCTGTGATATATCATCAGATACTTTGGCTATCCTATCCAAGAACGAAGGTGTGTTGTAACCCATTTGTCTATCGAATGCAAACCATTCATCAAACTCAGTGAATGGATTGAATGGATTGTCAACAGTTGTTAACATGTACTCGATTGGTTCTTCGTTTGTATCTGTTGTACTCAGCTCACTCATTGAGTCCTACCTTGAGTGTGGTTAGACCAATACCCAAATCATCTGCTACCTCAGCCTGTGTATAGCCTGAAGCCAGCATAGTCCTAGCACGGGCAAGCTTAGTACTGGTTAGCTTAATCTTGTTCCTAGGGAGGGCCAAAGCTTTAACAGTATCGCCATCGCTATTACTAAGGATCTCCTTCAACTTACTGCTACTAATAGCGCCAGCTTGAATAGCATCCCATTCTGATTGGGTTATCTTTATTCTGGTCTTACTCGCTCCTGTTCGAGCCCGGGCTTCATTCAATGCTTGTTGTTTGATCTTAGTGACAGTCTCTGGTTCCATGTTCGGATTAGACTGCCGTTTCTGAGAGACCTGGGTATTTGCTAGACGCTGGGCTTCTCTCTCAAGGGGTGCATTTCTCTTGGCAATGTTGAGCTTTGAATTCAAGGATGTGACTTCATTGGCATAGGTCTTCTTAGCAGAGGGGGAATAAGGAGCATCCTTAAGAGATACTGCTTCTTTCCTTGCCCCATTAGCCATTGCCTTTAGCTTATTGGAATGTTCGGCATATACAACTTCCATACGGGTACCCGAAGAAAGTGCGAACGCATCCTCAGTTATAGCAAGGCGCTCATGCTTCTCCTTCTTCGGAACCATACGCCCAGTCTCATACCGAACCCTCTGCTTTGTGGCCGGATCTATTCGTGTCTTGACCTCGGGAACCATGCGCCCCGTTGGTACGAATACCTTCTTCCCAGTGCGGATGTCAATAGCTCCACCCTCTCCTGCTCGTCTAGCAACTCGTTCGGGAAGATGTACTTCTGCACCGGCTCTAGTAATCAGAGTGCTAGCGCCACCCCTTTTCTTGCCCTGATACTTCTCTCTTAGGGTAGCAATACCATTGTCCTTTTCGGACTGCCGGAAATCCAGGTCATGTTTCTCTGAATCAATAACAACCATTGAATGCCGGACCGCTCTTGCCAACTCATCAGTATTCGCTCCATGAAGGGACATATCTGCAATTAGATTGGAAATACGCCCCATCTCATTCTGCTTTCGAGAAGGAGTAATACTGGGAATTGAAGAATCCTTTGGCAACTTGTAGACCTGGGGATCGAACCCCTTCAATCCTTCGAGGGCGGGGGTATTTTTTACAAGTCGCCTTTGGTTAGGAATCGCGATGACAGTATCACCATCGAAATCCGCACCAGACAGACGCTCTGCCACTGAATGATGAATACCCACCGCATCTATGGCTGCACTTCCGAGAATTCTACGAGCCTCTCGATTACGATTGTTCACTACCAAATCGGGAATCTCAAACGTTCCACCATGAGGATGACGAATAAGAGCAACGCGCTCTCCATTTCTCATAGTGGGCGCATAGATTTCCTCGGGCTTCATTGATCTAATCGGAAGCAGAACCTTATTAGCGCTTCTAGGCAAAGCTGCTGCGCTAAGATGCACAGCCGACGAATCTGTTTGATCTGCGAACTTCAGAAGAAGATCTCTCTTAACTGTCGAATTCGTAAGAGAGTTGATTTCATTGAGCTCTCGAAGACGACGTTCAAAAGTCACATTGAGCTGTTGTGTTGCAAGTTTAGGATCCTGCTTCGAAAGCATCTGGGAAGAGAGACTCTTGGACCAGTTATCCCAATCCCCTTCTTCATTTACTTTGTTCATCGCAGAAGTAACTTTACCATTAGGCCCATGAACCTGACGCACAATAGCGCCAAACGGATTATCAGGATCATCCGTGATTTCTTTCATGGCATCTTTCTTCCGACCAGTGCTGGACTTATTCGTGTTAAAGACGACGTCCACACCGTCAGGAAGATCATCCTTATAAACAGCCATTCCCTTCAGATAATGCGTCTTGTCAACCATCACTCGAACCTGCGCATAATTGGCACCGCCAAGCGACAGATCCTTAACACCTGGGCGAATATAAAGCATACCGTCAGCTTTGTCTCCGCCATCTTCCTTGTAATTGATTGCGATACGCCTCGAATTTACCGAAATAGGAGGCTGAATTCCTAGCCAGGTTCGACCATGGTCTTCAGAATAGGTATCGGTTACGGGCTTGATCTTACCTTTGTTCCTTGAAACGTCGCCGAAAGTGGTACCCGGAGGAGTCAACACTTTTGTTGTTGTCTGCTTACCGGTACCAACCTGTGGGAGCTTGATATTATGAACAACGTAACCTTGCTCTTTCAAGACCTCAACTGCAGTGTTAAGTCGAGTTTGAGTGATACCCAAATGACTCTCGGTTCCACGACCGATATCCACATATGTCTTTCGATCAACTTGATCTTTGAGCATGTTGGATGTGGTTTGAAGAGCATCTGCTTTGTCTTTTGCGCCGGGAGCCAAAAGAGCACGGACTGATGATTCACGAATTCCCATTCGCTGACCGATCGCAACATTTGAATATCCCTTATCCTTCAAACGCTCAGCTGTGAGAATCTTTTCCTGCCTCTGCTGAGAACTAGCAATAGATATACAGGCACGAAGCTGAGAAGTTGTAATTCCGTGACCATCTGCGATTTCTTTTTCAGTCCTACCTGCTTTGCGATCCATATCGATAATATCGAGAAAGCTACGATTACGAGTACTTTGAGAAGCTCCGGATCCCCACGGATAACGTCCCGAACGACGGAGGATGCCGTAATGCGCGAGATGTTCTTCATGAGTACGAATCACGACTGTTCCTCCAATCTCCGATAGGTGATGACCTTGTCGAATTCCTGAATTCTTCCCATAATGAAGATAATATCCTCTGGATCGGCTTCATAGACTGAAACTTCATTGTCCTGATAGAGTCGAAGTTCGATCTTGATCTCGAAGGGGTCCTTGTCGTATTCGAGACAAAATAGTGCGGCATAAACTTCGAGTTGATGTACGGAGCCGGGATACACGCCAGTTTTCAAATCATGAATTCGAAGAGTATTATATCGGAAGGAAATTGTGTCCGCTGTGCCGAAGCAGTTCTCGGAGTAGTACAGAACCTGTTCACAAATCATTCTATACTTGATAGCATCATTAATATACAGGCCAACTGTACCAACTAGATTCGAAAGCCTATTTGCTTCAATTTCTCTATGAGCATATTCATGCTGAGCAGTGCCGTATGCACTCGCTTGAGCTGCAGTCCAGCGCTCAATCAAACGATCGGGGGTATAATGAATCCAATGATACTGACTAGGACTCAGAAACGCATGTTCCCCTTGGAGGTTCAAATGCTTGTTGAAGCGCACTCAAAACCTCCCTTTCATTTTCGGGGTAAATATATGCGGCAAATGACATCTCATCCAGTAATTCAATGTAGTACCCTTGATTAGGTTGTGTGCTCGCCTCTTGAGAAGATTTGACTTCTAACGTGGCCCAACACTTTCTCCAAAGAATAAGAAGATCAGGTAATCCTTGTCGATGTTGCTCATTCGTTTTCATGACAATACAACCGGGAAACATCTTCTCAAGCTTTTTAATTACCTTAGCTTGATACTGATTCTCGGTCATGAAGTTTTCCACCAAGTAGCAACCGTGTCTCGAGCTTCACGAAGACCTACTGCAACTCCACTAAGTGTGGCTGGGGCTTGGGTGACGGCTCCAGCCAACCACGTCCATCCTCCACCAACATATGTGCGAGCTGATACAGGAGTATCGCCACCGACAGACCAAGGATTCTGACCAAAAGCCATTCGGGTGACTGGATTGGTAGTTCCTACGTTTAGAACACCAACCCAATACCACGTATGGGCAGGCAAGGATGTAAATGTCCAAGTCTTAATTCCAGCACCGGTGGCCAGCGAGATGTCAGCACTTTCACGAAGTAAAGCTCCTGGACCACCAGTTGAAGACGCCGGATCATCAGCATAAATACACATACGATAGTTGGAGGATGCCAACACCGTAACAAGTTCAAAGGCTCCTTGGACAATGGGACGATCTACTTTCATGCGAACTAGATTAAGATATCCCTGTCCGCCTAGTCCGACGCCAGCATCACTGAGATCTGCCCAAGGATATGCAGATACCCAGAGTCCACCCTTGATACCTTTCCAACCCGAATGATCCATTGGAGGTTGAGTTGGACGAACAATAGAAATCATGCATTCTTTATCGTTTGGCATTGAATATAGGCCGTCGACCCAGCGAACCAAAAACTCAACAACACTAGATGAAGGAAAGGCGAGATCTATAATATCATATAGATTCCAGTTGGTCGGATCGCTTGCCAACTGAAACATTAAACGATCTTTTCCCGGTCGAGGCAGAGTCAAACCATTATTGAAATCTTCTCCGTCAAGCGCGATGCCATTGATCCAAGCCTTTGTTGCGTTCTTCTGAGTAGCATTATCAAAACGAAAATATCCAACTGGCGGGTCGTTTGTCAGCACATTAGAAAACTTATATGACGCAAATGCCATGCCGCCGAGATCACGTTGACCCATTTGTCTCGTGGCACGAGTAACAACCATCACTACGGCTTTTCCGTCACGAGGATTTAATCCGGCCGAATTAGGATTCTGCGAGAATGTTGGAATCTTGACATGAGTGGGATTGTCAATAACCGCGCCAATGACATTCAACGTAACCCATCTTGTTGGATCGTCTATTTCCTGAACATACAAATCCTGACCATAAGCAATCTGCGCAAGCATTGCCGAGAGATCAATGCCGTCAGCATTTGTTTTGCTGATAAATATGTTATCTACATCACTTACGTTGTAATCGAAGCGAAGAACTCCTGTTCCTGGGACATTAGCTGATCCTGTTACGGAACTAAAAGTCCATGTGCTCGATGAAGCAGTAGGTCCCTTAGGTCCTGTTGGTCCTGCTGGTCCCGCGGGTCCTACTGGTCCTACTGGTCCACCGCCACCAACGGCAAGTGGTACCCATTCTGTAAGTGCGGGATCGGGTGTACTCATGACAACCTAATTCTCTTTGCCTTGATTGATGTCCAAGGATTAACAATAGTCCATGTCTGAGCTTGGGCCGATTTCATTCCGATTTGGATTGATCCACCTGCTCCAATACCCCATTCCGGATATATCTGTCCCACAGGATATGCGCATGTGTTTGCGGCTACCGCCGGTCCAGCAATGATGTTCGAATACCCACCATCAGCTAGACCAATATACGTAATATGAGCTGTGAGACTACCTATTTGTAGATTAGCGCCCCAGCAAACTTCATACAATCCCGGATAAGGAGCGGTTAACGCCGCCATAGTGGGAATTGCCGTCCATGTGTTATTGACGGCCATATTAATATTTGCCCATTGTTGAATGGTCTTACTCATCCCACCAATGCATTCCCACTTATTTGAGGTAGTGCCCTGGGCATTATATCGCATATGCCACTGATAACTGGGAACAGTCAACGAATCAACAAGAATACATTCTTGACCATCAACAGGAGAAGTTGGAAGAGACGTTCCGTACTGAACGGGAAGAAGTGCGCCTACTGGAGCATTTGAGATTGGTGAAGCAGTCGTAATACGAATGAAGGCGGGAGTGTCGGTCGATGCGCCTCCAGGCCCCGCTGCGAGGGTGGCTGTGCCGCCGCTTACCGATCCTCGGACGCTGTAGGTGTGCGTCCCGGCTGACGGTGTGAGTCTGCGAGCTGCTCGGACGGCCGCGCCAGGGGTGCCTCCGGTGATGAGGGGCTGATAAGATATCCGCCCAATGGAAACTCCATCCTGGAACAAATAAAGAACAGCATTATTCGCTGACGGGTTGATCAGAGAATAGGCCTGGAATTCCACAAGAATGGCGGTTGCTCCGTCGCAGACAATCGGTGGGGCGGTGACAATAACCGTGGCTCCCACTTCAGTTGTGGCCGCGATAGAGACGGATGCCGTGGCCTCCCCATAGGCAAGCTCACCAAGCGAGACACCACCAACTGGCCACATTGGCACCCAAGGAGTTGTGGCTGGATTAGGAGTTGTGGCTGGATTAAGAATAGTCATGAGACCCTCACTGGTGTGACTTGGAGAACTCGTCGTAGAAATGTTGCAGTACCCGCATTAGCTTGATATTTCAATTGAATAACGCGAGTACCCGTGATCGCAAATTTTGTAAGCTGACCAGAAACAAAGTATGTACCAGCTACAGGAACAAAAATGGCAAGCTGAGATTGACCTGTATCCGCCGGATTAGAGCCATTGATGAAGAGTGCAAGTACATTAGAATTAACTGTAGAATTCGTACCTTGTGCGGAGTAGTGAATCAAATATTCACCATCACGAGGCGCTGTAAAAGTCGGTCCAGGAGTCGCCAAATCAACTGGAGTGTTGGACGCCGTGTTCTCCGATACGTCTACTCGTGCTAATACAGAAGGGCCACCAACAAATTCCCACTTGTATGGAGAAGTCGAATTCGCGTTGTAGCGGAATCTCCACTGGTAAGTCGGATTTGTCAATGAATCAACGAGAATCGCTTCCTGTCCATCAACCGGGTTGACCGGCAATGTCGTTCCATAGGCGACGGGGAGGCTCGCGCCGGGGATGATCGGAATCGAGGAGGAAGGGGCAGAAATTCGGATGTAAGAAGGCAAGTAGGTCCCCGCGCCGCCGGGTCCCGAATATATCTTACCACCACCTGCATTGGAGAACGCCCTCACCGAGAAGACGTGCGATCCTGCCGACGGGGTGAACCGACGCTTGACCTCGACCGCGTTACCTACCTGCCCTCCGGCAGTCGAACCGTCGTTCTGCGTCTGACCCAGCCAGCCGAGCAAGACGCCGTTGTCATACAAGAGAAGTCCTGAGTACCTGCCATCTCCCGCCCCCGGCGAGTAGCAAGGGGAGAAGAACTCCACGATGATGGTGGTCGCGCCGTCGCATGTAATCGCCGGAGCTGTGACGATGACATTTGCGCCGCCTTCGCTTGTAGCTGTGAGATCCACGATCGCCGTGATCTCCGCGTAGGCAAGCTCCGCGCTCTTCGTCGGCCTGCCCGCGCCCCAAGGAGCAGGATCCGGAGCAACCGTGGTTGGTCCACCCACACAAATATAAGCAATTCCATCTTTGACTACCACATCACCATCTTGATATTGCGTTGCTGGAACGTAATCGCCTTCGTATGCTAACTCAGCTCCAGAAGGAGGAACTATAATAGGAAATGGATCGGGCGGAGTAGTCGTCGGCTTTACTGCCATCCAAGGAGTACCATTATACATGACAATATCGCCATCTTTATACTGAGTGGCTGGAACATAGTCGCCCCAATAAACAAGATCGGTGGCGGGTGCAGCTGGCTTCCACTCGGTATCATAAGCCGTGGTACTTTTCTTTGTCAGGACTTCACCAACGCCACCACCAGCAGCAACACCCGGTCCGGGAGGACCTGGAACCGTTGAATCGGCTCCTGGAGCTCCGGTATCACCCTTAACGCCCATCGGACCTTGGGGGCCAGGAACAGTAGAATCAGCGCCTGTTGCTCCTGTATCACCTTTAATACCTTGAGGTCCCTCTGGGCCTTGTGGTCCAGGAACGGTTGAGTCCGCTCCGGTATCACCTTGAATACCTTGAGGTCCTTGTGCACCAGTAGGGCCTTGGACACCGGTTGGGCCTGTGGGGCCGGGTGGTCCTTGAATTGATCCGCCACTAATAAACTCGGTGCCATCATAGATCCAGAGAGAATCATCTTCTTGAACTATGTAAGCATCGCCTTGTGCATTTCCCGTGGAGGGTAGATCGCCTTCCGTGGCAACCTCGCCGCACATAAGAATTCCTGTACCGGTCGAGCCTTGTGGTCCAGTCGGGCCCATAGGGCCCTCGACACCTTGTGGACCTTGTGGACCAATCGGACCTTCAGGACCCGTATATCCTCTTGGACCTTCTGGTCCTCGAGCACCCAT